TTACGACTCGCTGACGCCATTTGGCCGCCTGTGGCTTGATATCAAGGGATGGGCGTCTGAGGCTATGCAGAGCATCGGTCAGTGGGTAGCTGAGCTGGCATCAAACACGCTAAAGGAATTTAACGCGATTTATTACAGCGTCGCGATAGTTTTTCAGAAGCTGAACCAGATTATTTCTTCTTCTATCGCGGCTGCGATTAATCTCGTTCCTGACTGGGCGAAAACTGATACTTTGCAGGGATGGCAGGACTATAACGAACAAATGGCTGGCGCTTATGGTAACAGCTTGTCTCAACTGAAAAAGGACTGGGACGCGGCTGACATTAGCGCAGGCAAGTACCTCGATACATCCCGCAAGATAAGCGCCGCGACCACTCAGGAGGATCGGGAAGCAGTCGCTTCGTTTGGCAAAAAAACGAAAACAGGAAAACAGGGTACTGTATCGGCTGGCGACCGCAGTACTGACGCTGCTCAGGCCGAATTGCTGGCGCTTCAGGCGCAGTTGCGTGCTCTTCAGCAGCATAAAGGGCTGAACGACACTATCAGCCAGCAGCGCAAAGATCTGTGGACGACTGAAGCAAAATTTCAGGTGCTGGAGGAGGCCTCGCGTTCACGTTCCCTGACAAAGCAGGAACGATCCCTGCTGGCGAGTAAAGACCAGGTGCTTCAGTTGGCACGGCAGAAAGCCCTGTTAGGTGATCAGATTACCGAACAGGAACAGCTGAACAAGCGAATGGATACCTCGCAGAAATACGTCACGCAGATGGCAGAGAAGCAGGCTGCTTTGGTCGGTGGAGCTGGAATGAGCGATCGGTTAGCTCAGCGTGAACTCGCGAAAAGTCAGCTTGCCGCAGGTTGGGTGAACGCCGGCGGTTCTCTGGAGGACGTTGGTTATCAGAAGCAGCTCAAAGCGGCGAATAATTACTATGCCGCAGAGGACAGGTTGCGTGGCGACTGGTTGACCGGCGCGAAAAAGGGCTGGGCTGAATTTGAGGACTCCGCAACCAATGTTTACTCACAAGTGCAGACACTTACCAGCAATACATTCACCGGTATGGCCAGCACTCTTACAGACTTTTTTACCACTGGAAAAGCTAACTTCTCAGATTTCCTGACAACCTTTTTGAAAGGAACAGCCCAGATGCTGACACAGTTGGCGCTGGTTAACGGAATGAAGTCTGCGTTTGGGGGGACATCATTTGGTTCATTTTTCGGATTTTCTAGTGGCGGCGCAGTTCCGGAATTCGATACTGGCGGCTACACAGGGGATGGAGGAAAGTATCAGCCAAAAGGCGTGGTGCATGGTGGCGAATTCGTCTTCACCAAAGAGGCAACAAGTGCGCTGGGAGTTGGAAACCTCTATTCACTTATGCGAAGCGCACAGGGTTATGCAAATGGCGGTTATGTTGGCCACGCTCCGATGTATGGGCTTCAGTCATCATCGGCCGGTGGGGTAAGTATTCAAACGTCCGTAGTTGTTCAAAACCAGAACTCTCAGCAGCAGACTTCTGCAAATAACGATGCTGTTTCTCGCGCTTACAAGCAGACTATTGATCAATCTGTTCGGGCAGGTATTGCGAAACAACTTCAGCCTGGTGGGCTCATCTGGAATGCAACAAAATCAAGATAAGAGACATGGTGTTTGTTTTATCACATTATTCATCGTGTTAAGATGTTTCCGATTGCAATCAAAGGAAACTTGAAATGAAGAAGGTAGTGGCTTTAGCTCTTGGGGCTTTAATGTTGTCTGGCTGTACTGTTCGTGTTGCTGATATGACCGTTGGTAGTACTAAAAATTACAACTTGAACGCAGCTAAGTTTGAAAAAGGTCAACGTGTGACTGGTGAAGACAAAGCTCCAATTGTTATTTTCCCGCTGGGCATTCCAAGCGTTAAAACTGCAATGGATCGGGCTATTGAAAAAGACAAGTGTTCCGTAGGCCTAAGCGATGTTGTTATTTATCAATTAAACCACGCATTTCTGTTCGGCACATATGGTTACCGTGTTGAAGGCACGCAGATTATCGACAAGTCTCAGCTTGGTTGTGAAACCCGCTAATTTCCTTCTCATATTGTCACAAGCCACCTTCGGGTGGCTTTTTTTATGGAGCAAACATGGCACTGGAAACGTTCACCTGGCGAACGCAGATACAGGCGGGAATGGAAGGAACGTTTAGCCATAAAACCCGCTCTGCAACCTTTGGCGATGGCTATGAGCAGATTGCAGGGGAAGGCATCAACTCTGAAAAGCAGTCATGGCCTGTAACCCTAACGGGCAAAAAAACGGACATGCTCCAGGCCCTTAAATTCTTTCGTTCTCACGTTATAAAGTCATTCATCTGGACATCGCCAGTTGGCGAAACTGGGCTCTACCGGATTGAGGCCGAATCAATCAAGTCACAGCCCTTATCCAGCAACGTTCTGACCATTTCCGCAACATTCAAACAGGCGTACGCACCATGATCACAGCAGACTATCAAAGCCTTGAGCCCGGTAATAAAGTCCGGCTTATCGAAGTTGATGGCTCTACGTTCGGCGTGGATGATGTACTGCGATTTCACGCGTACAACCTCCCGCACACAGAAGAGGAAATCGCCGCCGCTGGTGGTGATGAATCAAAGCTGAAGGCAAAAAGTATCTGGTGGCAGGGGGAAGAATATGCCGCCTGGCCGTATCAAATTGAAGGCCTTGAAGCCTCCACAGACGGCAACAGCGCCCAGCCAACGCTGACGGTTGCAGATATCGAAAGCAAGATTACAGCGCTGTGCCTTGCCTATGACGATATGCTACAGGCGAAAGTCACTATCCATGACACTTATTCACATTATCTCGATGAGAAGAACTTCCCAGCGGGTAACGCAACAGCTAATCCGCAACAGGTCAGAAAACGGGTTTTTTACATCGATGGCAAAAGCAGCGAAATTCCGGGCGAAAGTATCGAATTCGTACTCGATAGCCCGATGTCGTTGCAGGGTAAGATGATCCCCACGCGGCAGCTTCATTCCCTGTGTACCTGGTGCATGCGCAATAAGTACCGCACCGGCGACGGTTGCGATTATGCCGGAACCAGATACTTCGATAACAATAATAATCCTGTCGATGATCCCTCGCTTGATGTCTGTAACGGCACGCTCACGGCGTGCAAACTTCGCTTCGGAGAGAAGGAAGAACTGCCGTTTGGTGGTTTCCCGGGAACGTCTTTAATCAGGAGCTGATATGCGTCAGAAAACCATTGATGCGATTATGGCGCATGCCGCCGCTGAATATCCTCGTGAGTGCTGTGGTGTGATGGCGCAGAAAAGCCGCGTTGAACGTTATTTTCCTTGCCGGAATCTTGCCGTGGCGCCGGAGGACAATTTTGTCCTTTGCCCGGAAGATTACGCAGCTGCTGAAGACTGGGGTACGGTGATCGCCATCGTTCACAGCCACCCTGACGCCACTACGCAGCCGAGCGAACTGGATAAAGCGCAATGCGACGCAACGCTTTTACCCTGGCATATCGTGAGCTGGCCCGAGGGGGATTTACGCACCATTCAGCCGCGCGGAGAGCTGCCACTGCTGGAGCGTCCGTTTGTGCTTGGTCACTTTGACTGCTGGGGGCTGGTAATGAGCTATTTCCGGCAAAAGCATGGTATCGAACTCCACGATTACCGGGTTGATTATCCCTGGTGGGAAAACGACTATCCGGACAACTTCTATCAGGATTGCTGGTACGAGTGCGGATTCCGTGAATTCGACGGGCCGCCGAAACCTAGCGATATGGTGATCATGCAGGTTCAGGCTGATAAGTGGAATCATGCGGGGATTCTGCTGGAAGGCAACATGCTACTGCATCACCTTTATGGGCATCTGAGCCAGCGCGTACCTTATGGCGGTTACTGGCGTGAGCGCACAATGAAAATATTGCGGTTTAAAGACTGTTTCTGATAACCGCCTGTGACAGTTTTTTATGGGGAAAAAATGGCTGCATTACTCAATGTTGAGCCTGTCCGCACAATTCGATTGTACGGCGTGCTAGGTGCCACCTTCGGGCGTGAATATCGTTTATCAGTAGCTTCACCAAAAGAGGCCATCCGCGCCCTGAGCGTTATCGTGCCGGGTTTTGAGCGTTTCCTTAACACCAGCAAACAACGGGGTTTAACTTATGCGGTATTCAGCGGGAAACGAAACCTCGTAAACGATGAACTCAGTATGGACAGGAGCACAGAGGAAATCCGTATCGCGCCGGTGATCATCGGCAGTAAGCGAGCCGGGGTTTTTCAGACAATCCTCGGGGTTGCCCTTGTCGCTGTTGCTGCGTTCGTCACGGGAGGGGCCGCGATCGGGATTGGTGGGACTGCTTTTGCTGGTGGATGGGGAGCTGTGGCGGGGATTGGGGCATCAATGGCGATCGGCGGCGTAGTCCAGATGCTTTCTCCACAGACTACCGGGCTAGCCAGCAAGCAATCAGCAGATAACCGCGCCAGCTATGCATTTGGTGGCGTGACGAACACAACCTCTCAGGGAAACCCTGTCCCCATTCTCTATGGTAAACGGCGAATCGGCGGCGCTGTTGCCTCTGCCGGGATTTACGTAGAAGATCAGCAATAACAAATATTTGTCAATCAGGCCACCTTCGGGTGGCTTTTTTTATGGGCGCGATATGGCTAAAACAATTACCGGACGTAAAGGC